CTTTAAGAGGCGCGATTAACGACAACAAAAATAGAATGGACACACTAATAAAATAAACAAAAATATGAAAACAAGCGTAATTAATCAAATCAAAACACTTTTAGGAATGGAAGTAAAATTAGAAACAATGAAATTAGCAGACGGCGTTACTATTATAGAAGCCGATGCTTTTGAAATGGACAAAGAAGTTTTTATCATAACTGATGACGAACAAAAAATACCAGTTCCTGTTGGAGAATATGAATTGGAAGACGGTCGTATTATGGTAATTGAGGTTGAAGGTATTATTTTAGAAGTAAAAGAAATGACTGAAGAAAAAGAAAAGCCAGAAACACCAGAAGGAGAAGAAGAAGTAGAAGTAGAGGCTGAAGTTTCTAAACCAACTGCTAAAAAAACAATTGAAAGTGTAGTTAAAGAAACTTTCTTTGCAGAGATTGAAAGATTAACAGAAGAAAATAATGAGTTGAAATTGAAATTAGAGAATTTGTCTAAAGTTGACGAAGTTACAAATGAAGTAACCGAACTTGCAGACCTTAAACCTATTTCATTTAACCCTGAAAACACGAATGAAGTTGAACACGTTCAATTTGGTTCAAAGAGACCACGCACAATCATGGACTCAATATTAGAAAAGATTAACAAATAAGTATTAACAATTTAAAAAATTTAACAAATGCCGAATCCAGTAACAGCAGGTACTACTTACGCAGGTCAATTTGCAGGTAAGTATATCGCAGCAGCACTTTTAAGTGCACCAACCCTTGAGCAAGGTGGAGTAACAATACTTCCAAACATCGCTTACAAACAAGTTATTCAAAAAGTAGCTACAGGCGCTTTAGTAGCAAATGCCTCTTGTGACTTTGCAGCTTCAGGAACAGTAACACTTACTGAAAGAGTTTTAACAACAAAAGAACTTCAAGTAAACATTCAATTGTGTAAGGCAGACTTACAACAAACTTGGCAAGTAGCTGAGATGGGTTATTCATCTTTCTCTACGTTACCAAAATCATTTAACGATTTCTTAATTGCACATGTATCAGCAAAAATTGCTGCTTCAATTGAAACAAACATTTGGACTGGTTCTGCAGGAGCTGGAACATTTGATAGTTTTAGAACATTAATGCTTGCAGACGGAGACGTAATTGACGTTGTTAAAGTTGTTGGTGGTATCACAGCTGCTAACGTAGTAACAGAAATTGGACGAGTAGTTGATGCTATTCCAGCAAGCCTTTACGGAAACGAAGGTTTAAGAATTTATGCATCTCAAGCTATCGTTAAGTCTTACATTCGTGCTCTTGGAGGTTTCGGAGCAAGTGGTTTAGGAGCTAACGGAACAAACGCACAAGGAACACAATGGTACACTAACGGAAGTTTATCTTTCGATGGTATTCCAATCTTTATGGCAAACGGAATGACAGCTACAGACATGGTAGCGACTACAGTTGATAACCTTTATTTTGGTTGCGGTTTATTAAATGACCAAAACTTAGTTAAAGTTATTGATATGGCTGATATTGATGGTTCTCAAAATGTACGTATGGTTATGCGTTACAATGCAGCAATTCAATATGGTATTGGTTCGGACATTGTTCTTTACTCATAACATTAAATAAAAAGCGGGATGTAAAAGTTCTGCTTTATTTTATTCACAATTAAATACAAAACAACATGCCCGGATGCATATTAACAAATTCAAGACCTGAAAGCTGTAAAGAGTTTGTAGGTGGTATTAAGTCAATTTACTTTATTAACTATAGTGACCTTACTCCACTAGTGCCAACTTTTAGTGCTACCGCAGGCCAAGAAGACAGTATCACTACAATTACAGGAGCTACTCAACTTTTTAAGTACGACTTAAAAGGCGCAAATTCTTTTGAGCAAACTGTAACAAGTTCAAGAGACAACGGTACTACATTTGTAGACCAAACTCTAACTTTTACAATTAAAGGTTTAGATTCGGTAGCTACAAAACAGATGAAGCTTCTTGCTTGGGGAAGACCGCACGTAGTGATTAAGACTAACGCAAATAATTTTTTTATTGCAGGACTTAGACACGGAATGGACGTAACTACTGGAACTATTTCAAATGGAACCGCTTTCGGTGACCTTGTTGGTTACACGATGACACTTCAAGGAATGGAGGCAATTCCCGCAAACCACTTAAACGTTGGACAAACAGCTGGCAACCCTTCAACTGATGCTCAATTACTAACTGTATTTACAGGAGCAACAATAGTAGCTTACCCAATTTAGAATTAAAAAAATTATTTTTAAAGCCATTCGTATTGAGTGGCTTTTTTTTTGGCTAAAAAAGAACAAAAACGCTGTTTTTTAATTATAACTATATGATAGTATTAACGCCTTCATTAAGTAACCAAACATTTAGTTGTATCCCACGAGATAACACGTTCAATGTTATGGAAATTACAGATGAGCAAACTAATGTTACCACGGCAATTACAATAATCTCTAGGACTACAGGAGATTACATTTATACAATTACAGCATCTTACGCATTAATAGAGGGACATACTTACACTTTAGTTTTAAGAAATGGTTCTAACATAATTTTTAAGGATAGAGTATTTTGCACAGCACAACCTTTAGTTACATTTTCGGTTAATAACAACCAATATGTAAGTAATTCAACAACAAACGAATTTATAGTATATGAGTAACATTCACGTTTTAAATTTATCAGCTTACACGTCTCCAGTAATATCGGAAACTAACAAAGAAAATTGGGTTGATTTCTTAACTGAAGACGGAGGACAATATTTTCAATTCTTAATTGATAGATACAGTAACTCAACCACAAATAATGCTATTATAAATAACGTAGCACGATTAATTTACGGAAAAGGTTTAAGTGCATTGGACGCTAATAAAAAACCAAATGAATATGCTCAAATGATGAGCTTGTTTCATAAGGAAGATGTTAGAAAAATGGTTCTCGATAGAAAAATGTTTGGCCAATTTGCCATTCAAGTTCACTATAATGCAAAACACGATAAAATTATTAAAGCATATCACATTCCTATTAATCTTTTAAGAGCTGAAAAATGCGATAAAGATGGAAATGTTGTAGGTTATTACTATTCTGACAATTGGGATGATACAAAAAAGTTTGCACCAGTTAGATTTGCAGCTTTTGGAACTTCAAAGGACAAAGTGGAGATATTATATTCTAAACCTTATTCGGTTGGGATGAAATATTACGCATATCCCGACTATCAAGGTGCTGTTCCTTACACTTTATTAGAAGAAGAGATAGCAGATTATTTAATTAATGAAGTTCAAAATGGCTTTAGTGGTACGAAAGTTGTAAATTTCAATAATGGAATACCAACAGACGAACAACAAAGTATTATTTCAAATAAAGTATTAAGCAAATTAACTGGTTCAAGAGGACAAAAGGTAATAGTTGCATTTAATAACAACGCTGAAAGCAAAACAACGGTAGAGGATATTCCTTTAAACGATGCTCCACAGCACTACACGTATTTAAGCGAAGAATGTTTACGTAAAATTATGTTAGGACACAATGTTACAAGTCCTTTATTATTTGGAGTTGCATCAACAAATGGTTTTTCAAGTAATGCCGAGGAACTTAAAAATTCAAGCATCCTTTTTGACAATATGGTTATAAGACCTTTTCAAGAGGAGTTGCTTGACGCATTTGATAGCATCTTAGGTTTTAATGGGATAGCTTTGAAGTTATTCTTTAAAACTTTACAACCTTTAGAATTTACTGACCTTGAAAACACTCAAAATAAAGAACAAGTTGCAGAAGAAACAGGTACAGAATTAAGTTCTCATAAAAACCCTTTAATTGATTTAGGCGAAGACCCACAAGACAATTGGATATTAATAGACGAAAAAGAAGTTGACTACGATACAGACGACGAAGAAAACGAGTTATTAAGTAAAGAACCTAAGCAAAGTATATTAAGTAAGATTGTTAATTTGGTTTCAACAGGTGACGCAAGACCTAATATAACAAGTAAGCAAGATAAAACTATTGACGGAGTTAAATTCGTTGTACGATACAAATACGTCGGTTCAGTTGTTACAGGTGAAACAAGACCTTTTTGTTCTCAAATGGTTACAGCAAATAAGATTTATAGGAAAGAAGATATTTTAGAGATGGAAAAGGAAACAGTTAATGAAGGTTGGGGACCAAATGGAACTCCAAAGTATTCTATATGGTTGTACAAAGGCGGTGGAAATTGCCATCATCGTTGGAATAAACAAGTTTATGCGGTTTTATCCGGCACAGCTTTAGACATAACTGAACAAACAAAAAAATTAGCACAAGCAAAAGCAGAAAAAAAAGGATATGTAGTTAAGAACCCAGAGTTAGTTGCTAAACGTCCTGTTGATATGCCAAATTATGGTTTTTTACCAAGTAACCCACAACCAAAAAGAACAATTACACGATAATGGCAGAAGCACTTTTAGTTACACGACAAGACATAGTAAAATTCACTTCGTTAAACGGAAACGTTGACACGGACAATTTTATTCAATATGTTAAAATCGCGCAAGATACGGACTTACAAAATTTTACAGGTACAAAGTTACTAAATAAAATAAAAGCTGACATAATAGCAAACACCTTAAGTGGTGATTATTTAACGCTTACAACCACGTATTTAAAGCCTATGTTAATTCATTTGGCTATGAAGTATTATTTGCCGTTTGCTTGTTACACAATTTCAAACAAAGGAGTTTATAAGCATAATTCAGAAAATAGTACAAGCGTAGAAAAAAGCGAAATAGATTTCTTAATTGAAAAGGAAACGCAAATAGCACAACACTACACTGAGCGATTTATTGACTACATAAATTACAACAACAATTTATTTCCAGAATACACTTCAAACTCAAATGGAGATATGTTCCCAGATACACAAAACAATTACACCGGATGGTACATTTAAAGAATTACAAACCTAAGCAAGTCAACATAATTAAGTTAAAGACTTATTTAAAAAAAATAGAAAATGGCAAATAGTAATGGTTGGGGAGATGGAGCAGCTAACAATTCCATAGGTTGGGGACAAGCTGCAAATAATTTAATTAGTTGGGGAAAATCGCATTTACTTTCGTGGGCAGGCGTAACTGATATCGTAGGAACGTCAACACCACCTCCACCTGCATTTGACCCCGATGCACAAGCATTTATTACTGCAACTGCAATAACCGACACAACGCAACAAAACGCAATAGACGCTCTAGTAATTGGCTTAAAAACTGATTTACTATGGAATAAAATGTTAGCCGTTTATCCGTTTGTTGGTGGAACTGCAACAACTTGTAAATTTAATTTGAAAAACCCTTTAGATACAAATGGAGCACATAGACTAACTTTTTTCGGCGGTTGGACTTTTTCAAACAATGGAATACAAGGTAACGGAACAAACGCATACGCAAATACTTTTTTAGCACCGCAAACGCATTTTACTTCTGGCAATAGTTCACTTTCGCATTATTCAAGAACAAATAGTGTTGATGCGGGAACACCATACGGAACAAAAACGGGTGGTTTTATTGCTTCTATTTATTTAAGTTTAAATACTCCGTCCACTACTATATTTTACAATTCAAATACAGGAACGGCGGTACCTACACCAACAACCGCTTTAAATTTAATTCAAAGTCGTATTAATTATAGTAATATAATAGTTGCTTTAAATGGAACTGCGACAAGTTACGCAAACTCAGAAATTACATTGTCTAACCACCCAATTTATATAGGCGCAAGAAACAATAATAATACTTCCATAGATTTATATTATTCAAGACAAATAGCATTTTCACACATTGGATATGGTTTAACACAAGCAGAATGTACTTTACTATATAATAGAATACAAACATTTCAAACAACTTTAGGCAGACAAGTATGAGAAACGTAGCAATAATAACCGAAGAAGAAAAAGACAAGTTAATAGGGCAACAATTTATGCCAGATGTATATTTTAACCCTATCCAAGATTTAAACGATAATTGGGTAATTTCAAGTGAGGAAATAGACCAAAGTGAAGACAAAGAAATAATCTCTTTTAAAGACTTAAGAATAAATGCTCACCAAGCAAAAATAGATTTAGCAGAAGAACCACCAAAAGACCCAACACCACCAAAAAAATAATAAATGAAAAGTAACTATTTAGCAAGTTTATATTTTATAGCGGGTTTTTTAACTTCGTTTTCTTTGATTTGTCAAGGCACAGAACTTTACATTAATTTAGCAGGGGTTACTTTATTTTTTTACTTAACTTTTAGTTTAACAGAAGCGCTTGAAGATTTAGATTTATGAAACTACAACTATATTTATTACTTTACACAATTAAAAATTCCGCGTTGAAACTAATTACAATTTGCTTTTCGTTTTTTTTACCTATTAGCGGAATACTTGGACTTTTATTTGCGTTAATATTGTCGGACACGGCTACAGGAATATGGAAAGCTAAATACCAAAAGCAAGAAATAACTTCACGCAAGTTTTCAGCAATAGTTTCTAAATTGTTATTGTATGAGTTGACCGTTATATTATTTTATTTAATTGATTACTTTATTTTAAACGAAATAATTTTGACTTTCTTTTCAGTTCCATTAATGCTAACAAAAGTACTAGCTTTGATTTTGGCAAGCATCGAAATAATGAGCATCAATGAAAATTACAAAGTTGTTAAAGGAATAGATTTATGGCAATCGGCAAAATTATTGTTTGCACGAGCAAAAGACATTAAAGACAATATAAACAAACTAAAATGAATTTAAGTACACACGTTACACTTAAAGAGTTTCAGAGTTCTGTTTCAGCGACTACTCATGGAATAAATAACCAGATGAGCG